AAACATTTACCACTGCGTGGCATGTGTTCACTATAAAAATAGCATCTCAAATTTAAGCTACCACAAATACCATTCAAAATCACGGTCAAAGAATTTCCAGAAATATGAGAACCAGAATTCAGGCTTATCAAATCCCCGTTAAAAGCGATGACTGCATAAACCAAATCACCAGCCATCGATTCCATCACATTAAGGTCCTCCTCACTGTAATCGCAACATCGCGCAAAATCAATCAAAATGCGCAACGCCGCAAGTAACAACTGTGAGGGCAATTTTTGATCATATTTACCATAATCTCCGCCAATCAATCTGTCCTCACCAAAAGTGTATATGTGCTCGTGTAGCTCATTCCATTCGGGTCCATGGCTATTGATACCAACTGCACACTCTGAAATTTTAGGATAAAACTGCAAAACGCGCAAAATTGGAAGAAAATACTTGCGAACTAAAAAGGTAAGCGCCACTGGGTTACTATAAAATATCCGACATTTCCTTTTGTCAAGAACTTCATCTTTCTTACAAGCTTTCGCAATTGGGTAAGCTCGTTTTCCTTCACGATAACATGCCAACAATCTGTCGATTTCTCCCTGGACAACTGCCTCAGGCTCAACAACCTTTGTATATTCCCCTAAAGGCTCAACATCGACCAAATACTTTTCTTTCTTCCCAACTAAGGGAAAACCCACTGAAGTATTAGTCTTGATCCTGTCAATGAACTTCTTGCCAGGAATACCATTCCAATTTTCAATATCTGTCAATGGTCTAGTGTCATTCCACATCTCATGCTTAAATATGGGTGTTAATTCTGATTTGTAATCAGTAATTGCCCAATACAACAATTCAGGACTAAACATTTGACCAGGAACCGACATATTTGCCAAACATTTCTGCCAAGGCTCCCATTGGGGCGATTCGATAGGTTTGCAAAAGATATTAGGAAAATCCATGACATCCATCACGTGTTCAGAAATGGGCGTGGGTTTGGCTGACGACTTAAAAGTCGAATGCCCAATGCAAGTACCATGCCAAGCAATTTGAGAGCCATGTGGCATAAATCTTACGGG